GACGTGTCCCGACAAAATAATCAAAGCTCCGGCCGGGTGCCGATGCATTCCAAAAGGTCAACACTGGAGAATCCATACCGGATGTGCCCGTCTGAAGCGTCGTCTGCGCGTCGTAGTCCTCGGTGGTCAAGTTCCAAAATGAGAACTTTACCGTATATGCTGGGTAACTCGCGGCGAGCGATACGGCGAGCAAATATGGCCATCGAGTCACCAAGTTGCCCGTTGAGTCCGATAGAACTACAACTGTCTGATTCTTAAGACCAACTTTTAAATTACCAACGAACTCCTGAGCGATCGAACCCCCTCCACCAATATCCTGTATACGCGTATTTAACTCTGCCTGCGTAACTTCGCCAGAGTCTCCCTTTGGGCCTATCCCTCCTGGGTTCCCACGAACATTTCCGGCATCAATCGTACTCCCATCCTGTTTAGTAAGGATAAGTTTATCTAATAGTACAGCGCCGCCTACAACTGAAGCAGCTTCAATTTCCTGCATTCGTGCGGCCGTAAGGCCTGTGATTGTAGGCATTGTGCCTCCTTAAGTTGTAGCAATCTCGTATGTATTAGGGTCCAAATATGTAGCGGGTATGTTAAGAATCTCAAACTCACTTATACTATGCAGATGAACACTAGCACCGGTTGCCGTCCATGTACCATCGCCATTGTCAGTAACTATGGGGGGCGTGTTCCAAAGGATAATAATATTAAACAAGTCTTGGTATAGTGGGAGCCTCGGATCGTTTTCATCAGAACCGTAAAGTTCACTCTCAATCAGAGTAAGTAGATGTGAATCCATCTTAGTTGAATCGAGACTTATATGAGCAGTTGCCCGATACCCTGGAATACCCACAGGCGTTCCAGACAAATCCCAACCAAACTCAATTGGGTTAGATTGATCATTAAGTGAGGTATAGGCATTAGAATCGGGGATAGCTAGAAGATTGTAAAGTAGATGAATCTTATAACCACGATCTATTCCAGAAACATCATCTCCAATCAACGTGCGATATGACAAACCAAAGCTCATCGGTTTCTGATCGTGAACAAACAACCCATTATTGTCCGACGTAACACCGTTGATTCTCTCAAACTCATCTGGATAGGTAAACGCTTTAAGTGAAGCCGAAAAATCTCCTGGAAGTACATCCTCGAGATACTTCACGCCGTCAAGATAATACTCGTTACGTTCATGGCTAAACTTCTCATCGACGGAGGTCAGTCCATTCCAAGCTGCAGCAGTTCCGTCAGGTAGATACAGGACCCCACGGTCAACACCTGTTTGATAAGTCCGATCTCCAACTTGGTCCCAAACAAGCGCTGTCATACGGTCTCCTTTCTATCCCGTTGTCCCATGCTGCTTCTTACGCTGCTCGTTAAGTTCTCTGTTTCTTGCAGCGATCTGAGCACGATTCTGCTTCTTAGGCTTCTCCTGTTTAATGTTACAGATTCGGATGAGAGTGAATAGGCGATTAAGATGCCAGTGCTCACACTCGAATGGAATGTTAAAAACAGTCATCCAGTAATAGATAAGCTCAGAAGTGATAACCTCACGCGAATTCGGCGTAATCGGATTGTCTTGAAAGTAGGTTGCGGTCATGTTTGCATTGAGGTAATCATTAATCGCCGTAAAGTTGGCTTCGGAGAGTTCCTGGAAAACCTCCGGGGGAATTTCTGAGGTCATAACCATACATTCGATATATGAAACCACTTCCTCCGAAGTCTTGGCGGTCTTTCCAAGAAAGGCCTTTTCATGGATTGACTCCCATTTTGACAAGCTGACCAAAGAATGCTCAAGCTCCAAAGCAGTACCACCGACGACGACGAATTTTCCCGTCGTTTCGTCGAATGATTCTGTCCCTGAAACTATTATTGTAAGCATTCTTTGGTCCTTTCAGCTTGTCAGATGTTCTTAGGGAGCAGCAGCAGCGAAGAGGGCAATGACCTCGTCAGGAAACGGCAGTCGAGGCTGAGCTGAGGAAGTCCCGAAGAGAATGTCATCGAGCTGCTTGAGCTTAGCCGAAGCTACCGTAGTACTGTCGATGACCAGCTGCGCCGTCGGCTTGAGGCCCTCCACCGGAACCGGAGTCGTAGTGATCTCCCAGGAGAACGTCAACGGCTCGGGGGAGTCGTTGATAGTAGAGTAGGCCTTCTCTGACGGAGCCGCCTGGGCCCCATAGATGAGGTGGAGCTTGTGCCCCTTATCTGTGCCTACCTGATCGTTGCCAACCAGCGTCCTATAGGCCAGACCGAAGAGCGCTCGGCTTTGCTGGCCGACGACGACCCCCGGCGAGGGAACGGCTGTGCCATCGCATTCGGCGAAGGCCTCCGGGTATGTGAAGGCTTCGATAGTCGCGCCAAACTCTTCGGCAGACAGGAGGTTCAGGTACTTGATGTTGTCCGCGTACTGCGGATTGGCTTCAGCACCGGAAGGCGACTCGGTAACGGTTGTTAGACCATTCCAGGCATGCGGCTTGTTATAGTTTCCGGATGCGTTCAGGAGGTAGAGAACACCATGGTCGACGCCGGTCTCGTAAAACCGCTCGCCAATGTTGTCCCATGTAAGACGTGTCATGTGTTATCCTTTCTTAGAAGAAAAGGGTAAAGACCCAGTGGTTGAGGTTGTCCGCCGTAAAGAAGCGGTTAAACTGACAGTACGCCAGCTCTTCCACAGTATCCGACAGAGTGCTATCAGGATTACGATCTATTACCGTAATCTGATACTTCTTATCGCGTATGAACTTTTCATTATTCGCGAATGCAGCATAACTACCATCACGCACATAGACGATGCACGGATACTGCATCCTAACGTTGTTTGGGGGTTGGAAGTAGACGTTCTCAGTAATCTCACTGAGGAGCGACTGGAGCTGCAGCCGTGGGGCCATTATACACCTCCCCAAGATGCATGAGTAGACGAGGAGGATGAATCTCCACATTGGAGATAGTCCAGAGTACTCCCCGCCACTCAACATACCGAATGTTGAAGAAATTCTCATTTGCATAAGAATCTGCCACGATCGAAAACGTGTTTCCCAGGGAAAGATCCGGATTAAGGTTCTCTCCCTGAACAATCTGACGAGTCGCTCGTGTAAAATCACCGTAATACTCTCGATCTACGATGACATCTTCATACACACCAGGCGATGTCTCCATGGTCTCGCCGTATCCGACCTTACCATGGAATTTCATATAAGAACCTAGGCTGCGGAAGCAGCAACGCTACGAACGATAAGAGCCGACCGGATCTTAGTGAGCCCGCCAGAAACGCGGGTCTCGATCAGGTACTTGTACTGGTTGTAGTCGATGTCGAAATCATCGAACATCGAAATATCGCCACCGCGATCTGCGCCGACGGTGTAGTCCTGCAGGTTGACGATAATGCCGAGGAGATCGACGTGAGTCTCCATAACCTCGACCGGAACTACACTAGACACGGTCAGCTCGGAAGCCAGATCGGATGCCGTACGGTACAGACGCCGACCCATCGCGTCACGAGCAAGGAGCATCTTAGTGAGAACAGGCAGAGTGGTGTAGAACGTAGGCTGCCCAGATCCTTTGTACTGGCCCATCTTAAGAAGAACCGCGTCGACAATTGCCGACGGATCCGAGTCGAGGAGAGACAAGCCACCCTCGATTTCAACCTTGGGTGCATAGAGATCATGATCCCTGAGAACCGAACGGATACCAGCACCGTCCACTGCCCCAGCAGGGTCCCGGATCTTGTCCGGATTAGGGTTGCCCGGGTTTGCCGGATCCTCTGCCGGACGGCCGTCACCGATCAGAACCGCGCGAGCGAGCTCCTCGTCTAGCATGAGACGCATCTCGCCCTTGAGCCACGTCACGACATCGAAGTCGGTAATATCGATGATGTCGTCGCGATCGAGCTGCTGCTTCTTATAGATCGTCGTCGGCGTAGTGATGCGCTTGGTAAGCCCGAAGAACTCCTCCTTCTTCATATTACCCGTGATGTAACCCAGCGCCCTAGCTGTATCGATCGTAATATCAGCCACGATCGACTTGATACGAGAGAACGGAGAGTGACGGGTCCCGTTGAGAACCGACTTCACCCACTCCATGCGCCGAGCATCCCACTCAGGCGTCGACGTGATGGTCTTAGCGTCCGGGAACAGAATATCGATGTCGTTGATACCGTGCTCGAGGGCGTACGCCTCAACAGCCGACTTCAGCGAGCCACGCTTGACGGCGTCCGCGGCGATCCCTCGAACGGCGTCATGAGAGAGCTCGTGGTTCTCATCCTTGTCGCCAGTCAAGTTCTGCTGCTCGAAGATATTGCGGTTCATGGTCCGTCCTCCCTTATCGTGAGTGATTGTATCTAGATCCGGCTTAACGCCGTTCTGAGCGATGTTCTTGTTATCACCGCTCGAATCGGGCTTGGTCTCAAGGGCCGCACCCACTAGATAGTGAACGACCTCTTTCTGTTCATCAGACATATCGTCATAGACGTCCTGAACTGTATCTCCATCATCATCTTCGTTATCGCCGGCGTCGTCCTCTGCGTGCTGCAAAGTTTCGCCGGTATAGATAATGGCCTCGTCGTCGATCGTTACCACGTCGCCGTCGTCGTGCTTAAGCTCGATGTTATCGATCAGGGCACCAGGGTTAGCCCCCGCCAAAACGAGCGAGATTTCACGGATAATACCATGTGAGACCTGCTTGGCCTTCTCGACCAGCTTGTTGGCAAAGATTGAGAGCGCCTTGATGTCCTCGTGCTGAACGAGCTCCTTAGCGTTCTTAGCCGAAGAGGTATCGTTAAAATATCCATAAGTGTAGACACCCTCGTCGCGATGCTCGAGGATCGC